TTACCTTTTCTTTGAGTAAAAGGTGTTCTAGTTTGTTTTTTCTTATTCTCTGCATCCGGCTTGTTCAGTCTCGATTGCAATAATCTTAAGTTAGGCGACACAATATTAAATGCGGCAAAGCCATAATTTAAAGTGTCCCACGCCTCGTTCCTTCTTCTATTAGCTACCCATTCGACACGCCGCTTACCTTTGGTGTATCGTTCGACAAGTGTTTCACTTGTTAATTGAGCGAAATATTCTTCATCCAAATGGTCACTGAACCTTATAAGGCCCGGACCTTCTTTAATTTTTAATCTGCCATATACTAAAGACTTTAAGGCGTTAGAGCCTAAGCTAAATAATTTTGTCTTAGCTATATTTGAGGTAGAGGGGCGTGAAAGTACGGGGACACCTTCCCCGCCCCTACCTTTAATTGCGAATACTCTTCTGTGTTCTCTTATCTTACAAAAATTATAAACTGCAGCAACGTGATGGCCTCCTGAGTCAACACACGTACAGGCTATTTTTAATTTTTTTCCTTTTATTGTATGTTCATAATCTGCGCTCAAGAAGTCGTCTAAGTCTTGCCACACTTGGTGGCCGCTTGGATCTCCAACAAATATCTTATGATCTATAACAGTAACTGTTTCCTCTACCCCCCAGGATAATAAACTAACCTCTAGACGATCATCTTGAGTGTCGACTCCCGCAGTCAGCATTACGCAGTCCTCGGGAAGTTTATCAGGATTTAATTTTATTTTCCTTTTTTGGATTTCTTCTTCGTTGATTTTTTCGCCTTGGTCTTCGGACCAGCTTTGGGCGAGTTGGGTGTTGAGGAAAACACGTAGCTTCTCAGGGTATTGAGAGGCTTCAGTAAATTCTTTAGCCAAGTCAGAAAGCTTTGTCCAAGGTGAATAAAGAGCATTAAGAAAGAAAGAAGCTGTGCCATTAAAATCTTCATGAGCTTTCCAATGCCCATTACTAATAACTTTATACCTGTCCATGTCATTCCAAACGCTTCCACAATTTTTACAGTGATAGCTTGCAGAGTCATAATCGCCTTTCTCCCATTGTACATATTCCCATTCTAAAATTTGCTCTTCCGAACAATCTTTACATTTAACATAATAGTGACGCTGGTCACCTGTCTCAAAGGCCGCCTCTATTCTACTTGAGCCCTTTATTGTCGGTGTGCTTACATACGCCACCTTCGAATTATAAAAAGTTGTCGTTCTTCTTTCAGCTAGAGCTAAAGGATCACCCTCAGTCGTTGCTAAATTATATCTGTCGACCTCATCACATAGTAATATTCTAACGGGCCTACTTGATATTGAGGCTGCTGAATTTGAACCTATTAAATCAATAGATCCACCTCGAAAAGATTTACTAAATATACTATTACTAGAATCTCTAGAGCGGCTGTCAGCCACCCTTTCACTAAGAGGCTCGCAGTCTCTTATCATACTGCTTAATCTGTTTTTGCTAAAGCTGGCCGCCATGCTTAGACTTGGCTGTATACACATAATAGGCGCTGGATCTAAATGAATATAATAACCAATAATATTTAATAATATTTCGGTCTTACCCACTTGAGCGCTTGTCATACATACAACCTTCTTTACATTGTTATCAGTAAAGCAAGACATTATCTCACGTTGATATTCAGCACGTTTAGTTGAAAATCTTCCTGCCTCCGCTGAGGCTTCACTACTTAGAAACCTATATTTGTCAGCCCACTCAGATATGGTTAGGCGAGGTGGAGGTCTCAATTGGGACAGCGATATCTTGGCTGCCTGTTGTAGAGTCTCCGACTTCATTGCTATCTGTTTCATCTATTTCAAAAGTTAAGTCTGCGTGTTCATTTAAAAAATTTTCTATATATTCTTTTGCAACCACATTAGCGTCATTAATATTATCGGCACTTAGTAACTGCGGTATTAAACGTGCCGGCATTGATAAAGCAGACTGTTTAATTTGATTAAATATCTTTGACCATGTTCCAATAACCTCAGACACCTTAATTAACTCACCTGTGCGTTCCGCTACCTCTAACTCCATTAAAGTAGCTTTATGTTTTGCAATCCTTAAATTCACATCTTTAAGATCGTCCGGAACATCTTGGTCCAGATTACTTTTTTTTAAATAATCTATATAACCCCAGACAGCAGTAAGAATTTTATAACGACCACGCTTGGCCTTGGGTATTACTCCCTGACTACTTAGTTGCTGTACTCGGCGTGGTGTGAGCTTTAATATGTTTGCTATTGACTCCACACTCACTAGGCCGTCATCCTCTGATGGCATTATACGTCTTCTTTAATTTCTCATTAACAGCTTCCAGACCTGTATAGTTTTGCCACCTCTGAATAATGACATCACAGTACTTAGGATCTAACTCCATTGAGTTAGCTATCCTGTCTAGTTTTTCGGCGGCTATTATAACTGAGCCACTCCCGGCAAAGAGGTCGACCACTATATCCTTTCCTTTGCTACTGTTAAACATTGCCTCGCCAACAAGCTCGACCGGTTTTTGAGTAGGATGGACGTATTCAGTTGTCGGTTCTTTTTTAATATTCCAAACTGTTGTTTTAGTTCTTTCACCAAAAAATTGATGCTTGCCTTTACCTTCCTTCCATCCATATAGCATTGGCTCATGCTTTGCTCTGTAATCTTGAAAGCCAAGCCCTGCATTGTTTTTAGACCAAATTAACGTAGAGTTAAAGTAAAAGTGATTATCGAAAGTTCTTTGAAAGCTCATTTTAGCTTCACTTTTTTGATCTGTATGACAAACGTAAATGCAGCTAAGAGGCTTCATAATATCTAGATAGCTTTTAAAAAAACTATTGCAAAAGTCTTCAAACTCCTCAGGCCCCATCTTATCATTTAAAATAGTTCCATGTGCTTTAACTCTAGCGCCCGGAGGAGTAGAGCCAGCCTTTCGACCTCCGCCATAATCAACATTGTATGGGGGATCGGTGAACACTAAATCGGCTAAATCGCCTTTCATTAATAATTCAACGTGACTAGAATTAGTAGCGTCACCGCAAACTAATCGATGATCCCCCAATAGCCAAACATCTTCCAGTTTAGATATTGCTGTCTCAGGTAAGGGAGGAGCAAGGTCTTCATCGACCAACCCCTCTATCATCTCTTTAGCCAGTAAGTCGTTTAGCTCTTTTTCACTAAAGCCAGTTAGCTCTAAATCAAAATCTAAACTCTCTAACTCGGCTAATTCAAGTGCAAGTAAACTCTCATCCCATTCACTGTCTTGGGCAATCCTGTTATCTGCTAACCGATAGGCTTTTATCTGTTCTTCATTTAAGTTCGAGGCAATATGCACCGGGACTTCTTTAAGGCCCAGTTGCTCTGCCGCTAATAATCTTGTATGCCCGGCGATAACGACCATTTCGTTGTCGACCACGATTGGCTGCTGCCATCCAAACTCTTTTATCGAGCTGGCTACTTTTGTTACAGAATCCTTATTGTTCCTAGGGTTTCGTGCATAAGGTATTAATCTATTAATTTCTATTTTTTCTACTATCATTTCTGTTTTTTTCCCAAAAAGAAACGAAGTCACTAATTATTTTTCAGACACTAAAAGATAAGAGTGCCCTCGAATAACCCACAAAGCACCCCTCGTAAAGGTAGCTTGTATAGGGGGGGGTCTAATCCCTAAATAATTGCAGTATTTAGCCATAAATACCGTTTACTTGTCGTACTTGATGCCCTTTTTTCTTTTTGCACCAATAAATCTTAATTGCTTCCGTAATTCTCTTTTGAGCTTCGGAAAGTATAAAGTCTCTGCTTGTTGTTCGAAAGGATAGCGAGGCTCATAATTTGCGCTTTTACCGTACTTAGCGACCATCTGAATGGATAAATTGTCAGCTGTCCTCTGCCATAATCCTCTGTAGTGTTCGTTCTGCGGATAGTTCTTCGGCATCCCTTGGAAGTAAGAGTACTCGTCCGCTATATTTCTTTTAACCCAGTTAGGATCTACCCCACCGAACTTAGTAAAGCCTCCCGCTGCTTCCGTATGGGCCGAAGGCTTAAGTAGGTAACTAGAGGTGGGTGTTCTAACTCCACCATATACCTGCATATCGAATAGCTTTACTGCTCTCTCCGCCGCATCCTTACTAAAAGAGCTCCTGCCCTTCTTAGCGCTCGGTGAGTTATAAGGCACGTTATTAGCGCCCTTTATACCAATATAAGCTTTCTTTTGATTAACTGTTCGTTGTTTACTCGTTGATCTAACAAACCCGAAAGCCTTCTTAGTAAAGGCAGGTACGGGCTTATCAAAGTAATCAGCTGTCTTTCTATTGAGTTGGTTAGCTAACCAGAAACCTGTATCATTTAATGCGAAGCCCCATTGCATAGGTAGCCTTTTATCCTTAATGGTTTCATACTCTTTAAGCACCTGATTAAAATTACTTTTTACGTTTATCTTTAGCATTAGCTCTCCATTAACAATCACAAACACTACTTAAGTTATTGCTTATGACAATTTACTTGTTATCTAACTAGGAAGATTTATTTATAATGTTTGTGATGTACGTTAACGTATTAGATGCTCTAGGGGTTCTCAGGTTTAGGTATGATAGGGAACACACATCTAGCGCATCGTAAATAAAATCTAACTGATTTGAGTACACCTAGTCAAGAGTCAGAATAAAATTTATTTAACCTGTCTCGATAATAGCCGTAAAGCACCATAATATTCGTTGCGTATCGTCCTTCTATCCTTACCAAGCATATCACCTATGCGTGTCCATTGAGGCCCTCGACTGGATTTTCTTGCAGATAAAGATGCTCCCCAGACTAATCGCCTCTCATAATCAGGCAGCTTAAGTCCAAGCAATAGCGCTTGATCATATCTATCGATTTGCTTTTGAGTAGGTTGTAATCTTACCCTTGCTGACTTATCCCAGCCATAAGCGTGCCAGTCTTTCTTAGTCTCTACCCACGCTGCCTTTATTCTTTTAGGTGAGTCAGTAGGAAAGAATGTCTCTGTCCGGGCGGCTTCTCTAAATAGCTTATCAAGATAATTAATGTTCTTATTTATATCAGACATGTGACCTCAACGTTAATAGGTTAATCTTAAATAAGGGGCTGGTCACAAGATTCTCTTGACACCCTTTAAAAAGAAACATTAATGTACATTCAGTAGTCAAGGTACTATGATTTTTCTTTTTTTCTCTTTTAGTTAGTTCATTAATGTACATTAATGTTTTTCCATATTCTTTAAAATATGTTCAATTACCTTTACTGTCATACCATTACCTAGCATTTTATAACGCTGCGTATTAGATACACCTTCAGTGTAATTGTCCGAGACAGTCTGTAGTCTCTCGCATTCCAATGGTGTAAGCTTACGCCAAGTTAATTCTTCTTCTTGCTCTATCTGTGCAGTACCCACCTGTTTAGGTGTATCGTATGTTTCAATTTTAGGTATATTAAAAACTAATTGCCTTCTTGATTTCTTAAAGTAGCTCTTTGGGTTGCCACCTT